ACCGATCCTGGTAACACCGGTTCCTTCGTGTCTGAAGCTGTTGAAGATGCTGCTAACGATGTTACCGGTATCAACAATGAGTACGGTGAAGAAACCGAATTCGCTAACAGCTGTGGCCTCATCTTCCAACGTGAAGCTGCTGGCTGCGTGGAAGCTATCGCTCCTCAGGTGCAAGTCACCAGTGGAGATGTGTCCACGATCTACCAGGGTGACGTGATTCTGGGACGTTTGGCCATGGGTGCCGACTACCTGAACCCCGCCGCTGCTGTGGAACTGTTTGCTGGTACTGCTACCAAGCCCCAGGGCTTCTGATCAGTACATATATGGGAGCCTCTTCGGGGGCTCCTTTTTTTTAATTCTTTATTGAGAATAATACTCATTATCAATTATGCCTTACCTATCTACTGGCTCCACTGAGCTTAAAGCTGTTAATCAGATCCTGGCGTCAGTTGGTCAGGCTCCTGTCACCGCGTTGACAACTGAAGAAACCTTTGTTGTTAATGAAGTTAGTCGTTTTACCGGCTCTATCTCCGGCACCACTTTGACTACTGAAACTGCTAATATCCCTGTCGGTACTTATATCGGCGGAACTGGTGTTACAGATGGTACGTCTATTTCTGTTGCTGGTGTAGAACAATCGACTAATCCTGTTACGTATAACTACACTGTGAACATTTCACAGACTGTATCGTCACGTACATTAACTCGTAGTGAGGTTACTACAAGAGTTGAAACTCAAACCAACCCGGACGTTGCGATTGCACTCAACACCCTGAGAGAAGTGTCACGTGAGGTACAGGCTGAAGGCTGGTCCTTCAATACAGAATACGATTATAAAATTACACCCGACAATAACAACGAAATTAAAATTGCAGAAGATGTTCTGCAGATGGATCTTAACCAGGGCTACCCTGAGAACATTGAAAAAGAAGCTATCTTCCGTGGTGGCAAACTCTACGACAAAAAGAAACATTCTTATGAGTGGACAGCTGAGCATGTTTACGTAGACATTGTGTGGGAATTTACCTGGGAGAATATCCCTGCCCCTATTCAAGCTCACATTGTAGCTAGAGCTGCTGCTATTGTGTCTAGCCGTATTATTGGTGATCCTAACCAGTACCAAATTCTACAACAAAAAGAAGCTGTTACACGCTCGCAGGCTATGGAATACGAATGTAATCAAGGTGATTATACGTTCTTTGGATCTCCAGCAGCAGGTAACTTCTACCGTCCTTACAAGCCGTTCCATACTTTGCAACGCTAATGCCAGCAATTACCCAAGACATTCCTAATTTTCTGGGTGGTGTATCACGCCAGAATGATGACAAAAAACTACCTAACCAGGTAACTGAGTGCATTAATGGGTACCCCGACCCTACCTATGGACTCCTTAAAAGACCTGGTATGGAGCATGTTAACGTACTTAAAAAAGCAAACGGTGATGCATTTACCAAGTCAGAATTAGCAGGTGCTTCTTGGTTTTTCATCGACCGAGATAATGCTGGTTCATATGTTGGTGCAATTAAAGGTACTAATCTCTATGTATGGACAAAGGAGGATGGTACTTTTTGCACCGTAACTAACAATGGTACTTCCTATCTAACTGGTACAGCCCAATCTGATTACCATTTCCGCAGTGTTCAGGACGTTACAGTTATTACTAACAAAACTGTAACTACAGCTATGCGAGCTAATAATACATATACTGCTAACTCTGTAGGTACTTTAAAACTTAATTCTGTCACTAACAGCCTTGGTTACAGCGTTACTATTCAAGGTATTACAACTACAGTAACAGCAGCTAGTGATACAACATTTGACGACATGCTTGTATATGACGCTAGTGATGTTGATACAAGTGTTCATCTAATAGATGCAATTAGAGCCACTATTTTAGCACAGCAGTCTGCTAATAATTCCGACTTTGCTGGTGTGTGGTCTCTAGAAGCCTATACAAACAGCCTAGTTATTAAACGTAATGCAGGTACTAATGCTGTAGTTACAGACTATACAGCCCCTACTGGAGCTGCTACAGCCTTTACTATTGAAGCTAAAGGTGGTCTAGGTAATGCAGGTATTGAAGCTTTTCAAGACAGTGTTGCAACTGCATCAGATCTGCCTGTAGAATCTTTTGATGGGCATCACCTCAAAGTACGTAATACTAACTCAGCTGATGATGATTATTTTCTTGAGTTTGATGCTTTTAATGGTGCACGTGGTAAAGGTTATTGGAAAGAATCTAGAGCTAGAGATGTTTCTCCTGGCCTAGATGCTGCTACTATGCCACACCAGTTAGAGAATACTGGTGCAACTACGTTTACCTTCGGACCAGTTGCTTGGACAGATAGGCAGGTAGGGGATGATAACAGCAGCCCATCTCCATCTTTTATTGGTCATAAAATTACATCTAGTTTTTTCTACAACAGCCGGTTCGGTATGTTGTCAGAAGATAATGTATTCTTTGGTGTAGCTAATGACTCTTTTAACTTCTTTGTTAAATCAGCTCTTACACAAGTAGATTCAGATCCTATTGACCTAAACGTTGCTAGTATCCGTCCTGTTGTTCTAAATGATGTCCTGCCTTCTCCGCAAGGTTTGATGCTGTTTAGTGCTCGTCAACAGTTCCAAGTATATGCTGCTAGTGCAACTACCCTGACACCTAGGACAGCTGTAATCAGATCCATTTCAAACTATGAAATGTCGTCTAGTATCCCGCCTGTTGATATAGGTACTACTGCAGCCTTTGTTAACACTGTTCCTGGTTACTCTAAACTATTTACACTTCAGCTCCGTGAGATTGAGCAAAGCCCCCTGGTGGTAGACATCAGTAAGGTTGTGTTAGAGTGGATCCCTGACACTATAGATTCTCTTACTGTCAGTCCGCAAAACTCTGTCGTTATGTTGACAGACCGTGATACATCCTATATGTATCTTTACAGGTTCTACAACAACGGTGAAAGAGATCTATTCCAAGCATGGGTTAAATGGCAATTGGTTGGTACTATCCAAGCTACAGATATTATCGATGATGATGTTCTTATTGTTTCACAACATGAGGATCAATATACTCTCGGTAAAATTACACTTGACCAAATTCCTACAGGAGAAGTTATAGCTACTACCAGTAGTATGACTGGTACACCTTGTCTTGATATGGCTACACGTCCTGTTAAACCACACGCTTCTGTAGATGCTGTGGTGTATGACGAGACAAATGACATCACTAAAATCTACGTACCATACACACCTATTGATGCTAAAAAAGCTGTGATGTATTTGGCTATACCTACAGCAGATGTAGGCACCGCTTCTGCTATTGATTCAGATGAAGGTTATTATGCAGAAGCTTTAGAACGTACCGAAGGTGGTACAGGTTACAGGTACTTTGAAGTCAAAGGTAAGTTTACAGATTATGCTGATGGTATTATTGTAGGTTATGGTTACGATTTTGATGTAACACTCCCTAAACTATACTTCAGACCTGAAGCAGCTGAAACTGACTACACTGCTACGTTAACTATTTCTAGGCTTAAATTCTCCGTTGGTAGAACAGGTGCTATTCAATTTAAAGTGAAAGCAGATGGTGCTAATGAATGGAAACCTGTGGAATCTACAACAGAAGGTGCTGGTTATCTTGCTGATACTAATCCTGTAAAATCTGAACGACAATTTATTGTCCCCATCCATCGACGTAATACTAATTTTGAACTTAAAGTGACAAGTAATTTTCCATACCCTGTATCGTTGGTGTCAATGATGTGGGAAGGTAACTATTCCCCACGATTCTATAGGAGGGCTTGATGTTTGATGTTGAATTTAATCCGAAAGGTAATAACATTCTAGACCAACAGCTTGCTGTCTCCGGTCTGGAGATGAATATTTTGGGCGCTATTGGTGCCGTTGCTTCTATTGCTGGAGGTATTTTTGGAGGCATCCAAGCTAGCAGAAATAATAGATCTGCTAGAAAGGCTGCTAAAGAGCAAAAAAGGTTTAATAAAAAAGTTGCTAAACTAACTAATGAGCATAACGATAAGTTAGATGCTGCTGATAAGGCTAACTATTACGCAATGCGTGATTTTAATCACGAGACTGCAATGGGTCAATGGCAGCGTGCTGCTGAATTGCAAGATTTTCAGTACCTCAACAGCCTTAAACAGTATCAAAAAAGTAATGCTCTTGGTAATGCACAGCTTGGCTTAAACGCTCAAGCGGAGCGTCAAGGTATTGAAGCTGAACAAGCTGCTATTCAAGAGGCGTTTATTGAGCAGAGCTTCCAGCATGATGCAAACGCCGCAGCACTTAAACAAGCATATTTTGAAGGCAAAATTGGTAGACAAGAGCAAGGTATTAAACTGCTAGGTATTAAAAGTAAGCAGAGGCTTGGTCAAGAATCTATACAAGCTAATATGGAACAGTTGATGCAACAAAATACTTTGCAAAAAGAAACAGCTATGGTTGAAAGTCTAACGGCTGAGGGGGCGGTTCAAGCTTCTATGCAGGCTGGTAAATCTAAAGCCAAAGCACAGCAGGCTAATTCTGCTGCATTGCATCGCAGTTTGATGGCTCTTGGTTCTGAACTAAATGGTACGTACAGAAAAGCAGCAATCCAAATGGCCGAACTTAACGCTGACGCAAGTCTGGCTGAAGCCGGTGTGGGTCTTAATTTACAACGTATTGATAATGCTATTCAAAATGCAGAAGCTGAAGCTGAAGGTAATCTTGAGGTTATGCGGGCAAACATGAAGAGCAATATCGCTCAAACTGAGCGTAACATTAAGCAGATTTCTTTGGACCGTGCATATGCAGACGTTAATACTAAATCAAATATGATGTTAATGCCTGAAAGGTTGAGCTATGATCCCCCGCCGAAACTCCCACCTGAACGTGAGTTTGTTGATCGTATGGAAGCTCTTCCTGGATATGTACCACCACCGCAGCAGCAAAGCGTGTGGGCACCGATATTCCAAGGAGTTAGTAGTGCAGCTAGCCTAGGTCTTCAAGCAACAGCAAAAACAAACGGGTAATTAATTAAACTATGGCACGTATCCGATACAATCCCTCCGCAAAACGTAGAGGTTTTAGAACACAACAATTGAGTACAGCGGGCATTGACCGGATGCGTGAAGAAAGCAACCGGCTTGTTCAAGGAATGCGCAGCAGGCATCAGGCTGAAGATGCACAGCGTGAACGGGAACGTCGCGCTATGGAAGCTGATCAAGCTTACCAAGAAAGGATTACTAGAGAAAATAACGCGATTGAACAAAGGAATCTTCAGATTGAAGCTGAAAGAGAGATTGGAGGTATCAATGCTAAGATAAAGCAGAGAAACATTGATACTCAAGCTACGATGAGTATTCTTAGTAGTATTGCTAGCTTTAGTCAAACTGCTAATAAATATATAGCTCAGAAGCAAGCCGAGGATATTAAAAACACACCGGTTGAGCCATATCCTCTTGAAGAAAGAAGAAAGGCACAGCGACTGGAATCAACTGGCGGTGTTATTTTAGATGCTAATAATGTAGAAGATTCAATTAAAAGCAATGAAGACCCTAGGCTATCCCTTAAACCTATTGTCACCAACCCCGCCCGTTTAAACAGAAATCAACGTCGGCTAGAGGATAAAAAATTTCGCGCATCAGCACCGGAGTATATAAGGGCAGGTTTTAAAAGAGAATTTACAGCTGCAAATGGTAAAACATTTACAGGGTTGGAAATAGAAAACAGCCCTGAATTAGTAAATGAATTTTACAATCAGCTAGAAGCAGAGATGGTAGCGATGTCCGGTATGGACCGGAGTGATCTACCGGAAACTATGCAATATCTTCAGGCTAAGCGGCGTGCTGGTAAAGAATCTGCACTTAATGCAGCTTTCCAGCAAGATAAAGCTATATTGGTCAGTCAAACTGACACTCTTCTCAGAACCGGCGACGCTGATGATATTGCTCTTGGGTATTCAGGTGGTAAGAGTTTAGGTAATGCAAAGTTACTTCAAATGATGTCTACAGCTATCGCAGATCCATATTTATCTGACGAAAAACGGGAAGCACTTCTTAATTTTGTAATCCCTATGAAGGGTAATAAAAAACCTTTCAGAGAATCACATTATGATTCACAGGTTGGACCTGCTTTAGCTGAACTACGAACTAACCAAACTAAGATAACGAATGCCCAAATAGCAGCTCAAAAGGCTGAATCTGATAATTGGGTGCTGCAAAACATTGATACTATTCAAAGTGTAATTGATGACACACCCCGCAACTCAGATTTAGAAGAAAGAGAAGTTGAGCTTAGGAGAGGTCATCAAGCAAAATTTCCAAATGTTCCGTTTCCCCAAGAACTTGCAAATAGATTTGCTACTAAAAAAAGAGGTAATCTAGTAGATATTAGAAACTCTACAGATGAAAAGTTTAGGAACAAGGAATTGGATCTTCCATATGTCAATAGTATTGAAGATGCTAAGGAAAGAAAATATGCTAACGGAAAATTTCAACAGCAGCAAGTAGATCTATACGGTGAAGGCTATAAACCCTTTATGGCAAATATTGATAGCCTTGCTAAAAAAGAAGCAGATTTTACATCTACTATTGCAGGCGATACTAATGGCAAAGTAGAAGCCCTAAAAGCAAAAATGCTTGATTTTGCTAAAAATCATGAACTATATAGTTTATCCATAACACAAGATGCAAATGCTACACACAAAGCCATGCTTGAATATCTCCGTACTGCTGCCATTACTGATGGTTCTAATGGAGATCCACTCAATCCCTTTCGTTACAAGGAAGGTGACCATGGCAGGGAGTACCTAGAATTTGGTGTACCGGATCCAGACAAAAAACAACACTTAAATTGGTTTCGTAAAAAAGCTACTTCTTCTAAAAGTTTAGGCGAACTTATTTACAACAACCCATATCTTATACCTGCTGATGAAATATCAAAAGTACCTAAAGCGCAAGAATTAGGTCTACCGATTGTGTTTAATGATGTAGTGTATGTTGGTGCAAAACTTTATAATGTAAAACCTACTGAATTTTATAACGCAGTTGTTAAAAGACGTAACGAAGTTGCAGGTACAAATGACCCATATGTAACACCAAACGATTTTACTGAACTGCAAGATAACGCTAGTCCTGAATGGAACAAACTTATTAGCTCTGGTAACTACGATCAAGTTCGTAGAGCTGGTGCCCAAGTAAATGGTCAGCTACCAATGCGTACTAGCATGAGTGGTGGTATTCGTGGATTAGCAAACTTAGTCAGTAGTGGAGAAGGTAGCCCAGATTCAATGTTCCCTGGTGAAAATTATCCAGAAATGCTTGGTATGACTATTGGAGAAGTTGTAGAGTTCCAAAAACAAAAGCTTGCCGAACCCTTGCCTTCAGGAAAGTATAGGGAGTCTGCTGCAGTAGGGGATTATCAATTCTTATATCCTGAAGTAGCCGCTCAGCGTGCTGGACTTTCTATAAACGATAAGTTCACACCTGAAAACCAGCTTAAAATGTTTATGGGTACTTTGCTAAACAAACCTGGTAGAGAAAATGTTTCAGCATTTTTACAAGGCACTGGTAATGACATAGAAACAGCTATCGATGAATTATCACAGGAATTTGCTTCTATCGAATATAGAGATGGTCGCAGTTATTATGACGACGGTGTGAATAAAGCTAGTATTAGCCGAGATCAAGTACGTGCTGCTTTGTTGTCTGCACGAGAAGAATTTACTACTCAATAAACAAAAATGACAGATCCCTCAGAATACTCAACCATAGGTGAGGATTTTGTGTTGGATGAACAAGAGCAACAGGCTACGCTTTCTAATGAGCAAGTTGAAGCAATTCAGCGGCAACTAGAAGTACCGGAAGTAACGCCTGTTGATCGTGTTCAGCAAGATACACAACCTGCTACGGCAGCGAAACCTGCACCAGTTGAAACTGAGTCTCAGCCTACGGGCGAGCAACCGAAGCAAGAAAAAGGATTTCTTAAAGGTTTACATTATTTTGGCACTCCTCTCGACCAACATTATACTGGGATGGCAGAACGGATGAGTGCACCAGGAATGGGTATCATCGACACTGCTGTTGATGGTATCAATTTCTTGCTACAAAAGACAGGTCTTCAAATCCCAAAGGCTACTAAATATGAAGACGAGGTAGCACAAGCTACCCGTACTATCTCTTCTGTTGTGCTACCTACTCTATTAACTCAAGGTGCATATTCAAGTGTAGCAGCACGTGCGCAAGCGGCTGCTGTCACTAAACTAGGACCAGCGAATAAAATCAACCAACTTGGAAACACTGCTTTCATGAAGTTTGTTGGTAACCGTGGTGTTGAGTCTGCAGCCGCTCTTACTGTTGGTGCTGTGACAACAGAGTATGAAACAGGGGATAACCTGTCTGGTATGTTGAAAAAATCATTTCCTAAAACATACGACTTTATTCCAGATAGTTGGGCTACTCTTGATGGCGAAGCACCTGACAAAAAACGCCAAAAAAACATTAATGAAGATCTAGCTCTTGGTTTTTTAATTCCATTAGCTGGGTTTGCTGGTAAAGCCTCGGCTGCTGTTTCTGAAGTAAAAAACCTTTATAGAACTCCGCCGACTATTATTGGTGAATCAGATCAAGCTATTAAATTCTTAGCTGATAACAAACCAAAACCTGTTAGTGATACACCTGAAGAAGCTTTGCTTCAATACCAGGCTAAACAGGAAGAGGCACTGGATGAACTTGGTTACTACAACGCAAGTAAATCAGAAGACCCTAACATCCCTCTTAAAGGTGTTCATGACCTATATGAATTCCGTGAAACCGGTCTACGTACTGTAGATGACTTTGGTATTGTTGGAGCTAGTATTGATGCTGCCCGTATTCAAACCAACAAAGGTACTGTCCATGGTCGTCTCGGTAACTTTATTAGTGGACCTGCTCTTAAATATGGCGCAGATACTCCTGGTGGTGTAGAGGAAATTACTATTGGTTTAACACAACAGCTTAAAGAAGCAGACCGTGTTGGTATGGTTGCTGATGATTTCACTGTATCTGCTGCTGAAGTGGCAGCTGCTGGTGACAATCTTGTTCTAGAACTATTCGATCCGTCTGCTAGTATTGCAGATATGCGCCGGATGCTTGAACCCCAAATTGTCACAAACGAAGCAGGTGTTGAAGTCCTTACCACAGGTGGTTATGCTGATGCACTTGGTTCTATTAGTACCTTGGTAAAAGAATATCAAGGCATGGATATTGCACGTGCTCAGGCTTATACTGCAACGTCTATGGCTGGTCAAATTGCTGACCTTGCTGAAGGTATGCGCCTTAACCGTGGTTCTATTTCTATTGAACACGCTCAGGAACAAATTCTAGATAAGATTAATTTCTTACAGCAACTGGTAGGTTCTACTCGTTATTTCACTACTCAAAACAAAGCACTAAACTCTTCTCTACAGTTTGTCAGGGAACAGCTTCCTGAACCTTTGAAAGGAATTATTAGATCTCCTGAACAGATTACCCAAGACATTAAAAATAATTACCCTGTTGCGCTTCGCCAATTCCAAACTGATAGTCAGAATTTTACTGACAATTGGATGTATTTACAGGAACATAGGCCTGACATTTTGGATTCATTCCTTGAGTTGTATGAATTGAGTGATGGTAAAATCAATACCATTGCAAAGATGAATGATGACATTCTGAAAAGCTTTACAGATTTCCGTCCCATCTTCGATCCTAATCCTGATCAACCTAATCTTATTGCACAGGCTGTCAGATCTAACTGGTTTAACGGTCTTTTATCTGCACCTGCTACTGCCGCCAAAGCTATATACGGTAACATCAGTGGTGTTGTAGCTGAGCCTGTTGCATACTTTGCAGGTGCTTTGGCAAGTGGTGATATGAAATCACTGCAACGTGGTTGGATGGCTTATAGTGCTGTATTTGATACACAACAAAAAGCACTTCCTTATGCTGGTAAGTTGTTTGCAAAAGCATCACAAAACCCCAACTCAGTTAAGGGGCAATCTCGTTTAGATCTTGTAATTAAACAAGAGGATAAACTAAACCAGTACCGTTATATTGCAGAGCAGGAAGCTTCTCGTGGTAATCATGGTTTTAAATTCCTTGTCAAGACATATGAAGAACAGCTAGGCATGGCTGCTGACCCTGTTTTTCGATTAACTCCAAATCTATTTACTGGTTTTGACGGTTGGGGTGGCGCTACCTTGGCTAATGCTCAGGCACGTTTCCGTGCAATGGATGAGCTTGAAAGGCTAGGAGAAGCAGCTACACCAGGACGAATTAAAGAACTGGCTACAGCTGAGTACGATAGCATGTTTGATGCAAACGGTCTTATTAAAGATAAAGTTGTTAAGTATCAAAACGCTGATATTGCACTTAACCTTGATACTGGTCTTAGTAAAATGGTCGATGGTCTTCTTAAAACCATTCCCGGACTAACTCCATTTATCACGTTCCCTACAACAATGATGAATCTGGTCAGGGTTGCTGATGACTATCTGCCAGTACCTTTGCGTAGTTTCCAAAAAGATGTGAACGATCTAGCATATACGTCTGTTAAAACGTTTATGGCAAATCCTGAATCTATAGAGAGAATCCTTTCTAGTCGGGGACATAACGTTGCTCAAATGGATGACGTTGCTAAGTTAAATGCTTTGGTTGATTTGAAAAACCGTACACTTGGACGTAAGTATATTGGTACTTTTTTGACATCTATGGCAATTGGTAGTGCTCTTAAAGACAAATTGTTTGGTGATGGTTTGTTTAGCATAACTGGTGATGGCTCTATTGACCGCCAGTTAAACACTGCAAGGATGAAAAATAGTAACTTTAAACCACGTTCAGTTATTGGTCCTGGTGGCCGACGGTTTGAATATAATGAACTGCTTGGTCCTGGTCTGAGTAACTGGGTTGCAATGGTTGCTAACGTAGCAGATAACTTTGACATGCTTGGTGAAGCAGCTACTGAACATGCTTTTGAAAAGCTTTCTTTTATTATGGGTGCTGCATTGACTGACCAGGCCGGTATTTCAGCATTGCGTCCGCTGGTTGAAGTTATGAGTGGTAATGACTTTGCTGCTAATCGTTGGGTTGGTGGAATGGTTAACTCTTTAGGACCTCTGTCTGGCATGCGTAATGAGTTTGGTAAAATTCTCGACGCTGGTTTGAAAGAACTCAACAATGATATCCTAAGTCATCTAAAAAACCGAAACAGAATAGTTGGTCTATTTGACCCGGCAAACAGGTTGCCTACTGTTGTTAGCCCTATCAGCGGCGAAGCTCCTAACAAATACAGCATGTTGCAACGTATCTACAATGCTTATTCTCCTATGAAAATCCATCCAGCTATGAGTAAGGAGGAGAAATTCTTGTATGATATTCAATATGATGTATCTTCTGCATTTAGAAAACGTAATGGTGTAGATCTGACAGCAGAAGAACGTAATGCATTGAACGTTGAAATGGGTGAAATGGAATTCTTTAAAAAAGAAATCAATCGTATCGCTAACACAGCTGAAGCTCGTAATACTATTAATGAGTTGAAAGCTTTGCGACGTTCTGGAGTCACATCAGAAGAGCTTAATATCGGTTTGTATGATCAAATCCATATGATGCTTCGAGATGCACAAAAAACCGCAGAAGAACTTGCTTTTAATAATTTAGCACCTGAAACTCGTAACGCTATTGAACAGCGTATTCTTCTTAAACAGATGAATGATTCACGAGCTATGGCTGGTAA